TGCAAAAGAAACACTGTTAGTTCCCCCGGCAATCCAGTTTCAACTCTTTCGAAGTATGTCTGGTTAAGCGAGGGGATCTCTGCGAGTGTGATTTACATTTTTGTAAGAACAAAACTAACTAAATTACTAACTATATAAAATTAAAGAAAATAAATAATTTTGAGTGTACACGCATGCCGGTGTACTGGGCTTCAATTTCCTTAAATTGAAAAATTTGGGGTTCTATGATCTACTGTCCCTGGCGTTGTCGTAACCCGGACGAATGATCTTAGGAAGTGATGCCCTGATCTTGGGCTTTCGTTGGAATTGTGGAATTCCATCTGGTTGTGTAGGTGCAAGTGCTTCAGTAGCGGTGCGCCATGGTGTTCCACCATAAACGTTTAGCTGAAAGTCAGAAGCGCATGCCTCATACACTACAATTTCTACGTCCGACGCCACTGTGTTAGTCGAACGCAATGCATTTTGAACAAAAATCCTCAATCTGCCAATAGCGTACTGGGGTTCAGTTGAATCCGCGCCAAGATACGCTACGCGATGTTGAGGTAATGGTGAAAGGTAAGGAAGATGTAAAGCAACAGTTGCTCGACCTTCGGATAAATCCAATGTCGAAAAATATGATTGTGTTGCATCTTGATAAGTCATGTCTTCCAAACCAGTAGAATATGACAGCAATAACTGTCCTCGGTGCATTTGAGTGGCATGAACATCTAACATTATGATTCTGCCTCCTGTCCAAAAGTTGAACATTCTACTCATTTCACTATGCACTCCGAAAAGATTCGCCGGATTTGTTGGTGAATTCAAATATTCTGCTATCACGGTGCCCGCTTCATGCGAAGCCAGCCACTCAACTCGGTCTACGAGCGATTTGGTGTTCTGCAATAAATTGTAAATGTCCGTTTCTGGCTCCGATGTTCCGAAGCATTCTTTGTCTGGCAGCGTCATCCCGTTGTGGTTAACGGTTGTGAATCGTTCTGTCAATACTGGCAAGTCACATGCGATGCTGAACGGTCTCCGCCTTTGTTGTACAAGCTGATTTTGTTCAGTGATCATGTGAGCGTCAAGCTCTAAACCCATCTCTGACATTTTCTCAACTATAGGCAGCGTGTTCTCAATGGCACGGCCGATGAATTGCAACATTCCCGATTGTTGTTGTGTAATCGGATACGTGGCATCATATTCTGTGAGTTCATTTATCACGGATGATGGAGTTAAAGGCACTCTTTCATACATAGTAGGAAATGCAAGCGATCGCGGTGTTCCGAGAAAGACGCCCATGTGGAAATCGTCTCCTACTGATATATCGACATTCAACAAGACGTAATCGTCCTGATTGCTGTGGTTATAGATTGTAACCGCCAGTTGATCGAGAATAGGAAACTTGGTTCCAGCTGCATATACGGTCGGCGATGTGAAAAAGGGCTGCGTCCAAGGGATGGTGACCATTCCCATTGATGTATGATCGAACGTCTGGAGTCCGCAGTTGGCAGGATTTTGGGGCTTCAAATTTGCTGAAACCGGATTAAAACTGATCTTGCCATAGAAGTCCTTGTTAGTTCCTTCCATCGAAAAACGCAAGTTCACGCTTCCTCGGAACAAACCAAAATATCGATCAAAGCCTCTAAAAGCTGCGATATAGATATCGCGCAAATCGAAAATTACTACGGCTGTTTGCTCTTTCTTGACTCCTATCGATAAACGGCCTGCCATCTCCCATCTCTTCAACAGCTGCATCAGATCACTCGGGGAGTCCTGGAAATGTGCAATGCTTGATCTTCCTAACACACCTTCTCCAGCGCACATTGTTGTCAACGGCATCTTCGATGGCGAGTCATTAATATCGCACAAAATTGAAGTCGATGAGACTCCTGACTGGGGCTGAGTTTTTACTACTCCGCCAAATTTGTACGATTGATATAGTGCCGCAGGAATAACCTCGGGCAACTTGAACTCGCTGTCCATTATTGAAACGTAAACCGCTCCGTTGATGGTATTCGGATTGTCGGGGCCTGTTCTTAAGGCTGAATTGACTAGAATCGCAAATGTGCCTAACTCATCAGATGATGCGTCGATGAAACCAAGGGGCCATCGAAACGGGATCACGTACTCCAAACTCTCTTCTTGCGATAGTTTGTGAATCAATCCGCCCATGTTGATTATGGCGGGAATGTTTGGTTGGGTGTCGAATGGGGAAAAGCCTATAACTAAGCCTCCCGCATAAAAAGGTGACGACTTAATAACAATTTTAACTAAAAGTGTTCCCTTCCAAAATCGGGTCACGTCGAATGGCTCTCTCTGAGCTGGTGTAACTAAAAAATCTTTTGGGGCTTTCAGACTCAACAAAATGTCGCCTACGCTATCAGCTTCGGCCCATGTAAAATCTGTTACAAAAGTAAACTTCTGTACTAACTTGTTCAAATCCCAATTGATATCATTCATGTACACTTCTGATCGGTTGTTTTTCGATTGAATAACTCTATCTCCCGTCTTGACCGGCATCGATTTTCGCGATTGAGCATCTTGAATGCTCGCTCCTACGGCGTCCGTCATGTTCTTTCCCGGTGCTCCAATGGTTTGGTTATCCACAGTCTCAGTTCCTATCGATGATATGTCTTCGCTCACCGATGCGGTTTCTATTTCTTTTGTCCCTAGTTGTTCCTTGTCTAATGCAGTCATGGCTAATCCTGACTGGTAAAAAGTTTCTATTGTTTGTATTGGTGACATATTATATTTTGCTCTTTCTGTCGCTGGCACTCTTGGTTTTTCCTTGCTAGCGAGGGTGAAAGGGTCTTCTTGTATTTCACGCGATGCAAAATCGGTGTGGGAGCCTGGAAAACAATGAAAATTGTCCCAGATAACAGATAACTCCTCATACGTCGGTAATACCAACTTCGTCTCTCTCTCCAACGCTGCGTTTCGAAAGTTGTCAAAAACTTCTTCTCCATGAAAATAGAGGGATCTTAACGAACAGGTAGCGTTATCCTGTGTGGCTTTCACAATATCATTGTTCTCAGGGGAAAGCCTAACCCAATAAGTCGACTCATATAACGACTCGAGCTCTGTAACGGGGAGGAATGCACCTCTCTCATATTTTGTACTGTTTTTCAGAAAACTCAAATCGAAAAAATTCGAAGACTCAGGGATATCCTGAGATTTGTCGGCTGCAGTTACCTGCATGCCTCGGGAGCGTAAAAACGCTGCAACCGTAGTGCCGTTATAGTACGGCAAAACTCGACTATCTGCAGTCGACCAGGTGTCATCTCCTCCCCTAGTACCGCGGGTGTACTCGCGGTAATATCGCATGGGAAGAAGAATGGGATGCTCAATAGTCATGATGCTTCTCCATGACACACGGTGCATCATCTCATTGGCAACACAATTGACCAGGAATGTGACGAGAATGCCTGAAGGCATGATCTCGCCACGGAGGACGGTGGAACCCCAAATTATGAATGGAGAACACACCATCTCGATCACTGCAGCTTCCTCTTGAGGGGGAAGCGACAGCCCCGTAAGCAAAAGCTTGGTGCTGTAATACAAAAGCTGATGCGATAGTGATCTATCCCAGTGTGTGAAATCGAAGTCGAAACCCCTGTCTCCCACTTCCAACATGTGTTTGGCTAAATAGTGCCAATCAAATGACGCCCTGTCCAACGACGGGCAGCAGAAAGAATCTCTCAACTCTGCGTGGTAGTATTGCATAATAGAGGAATAAAAGTATTTCCTACATATTAAGTACCCTACCGCGCTCCCACAAGTAAAAATGCGGGTGCGAGGAGTAGCTATCTTGTCATGCTTGAGTCGCTCGTCTTTCAGCGATAGAACATATGGCAAAAATGGTACTATGCCTTGCTCCAACTGTTTGGCGGCATGCTCGTAATCTAAAATGATTCGAGCGCTCGGGTACAAACGACCCTCTTTCTCTTCGAACAAGTCTGGTTTCTTAAGACGCTCCTGCACGTATGGATACCCACATGATGTATTCATGGGCATCCTGGTGTTCTGAGGAATGTGCGTAAGTCCATTTATGCACTCCATCAAGTCCAACTTCTTCGTTGGAACCATGCTCTGAGATTTAATTCTCTTAAAGTCTTCCATCATTGAGATGTAAGCATGATTCAATTCAGACGGTTGGAAAGCTGGTTCGAAAGGCCTACTATAACCTTTAAACATCTGTTGCCAGAACGGGATGAACGCTCCGAACTCCTCGTTGACTCGAGGATCTTTGTGTGTTAAAGGCGCCGGCGCGGTCTTGGCCGGCCCCATCAGCTCGTATAAAACTGATGGTTGCAGATCTGTTTTTGTGGGTTGAAAAAGAGGTTTTTCAATTCTTCCCACGGCCTGGAGAATGCTTTGCTTGGGCAAGATTTCAGCTATTGCTGCTTGCGGTTCACAATGAACAAAGCGCGTCTCTACATCTTGAACAGTGTTCTTGCTAATCGCGTTGGTCAGCGATTGGCGTGTTACGTAATGAAAGTAACTACCGCGACTGTTGGCTGCGGTGTGGATTCCCAAAATTGGGGTCTCCTGAAGGTCTGATCTAACGACCAAGCTTCCGCATGACGCGTCTCGACCAGCGTAAGTCGCTTCAGCCAAGACATGGTATCTTTGCGTCACACCCTCAAAACGTGGGGTGGAAACTGAGTCCATCTTTATAACTCCGTCCTGTAGTATGATCTGGCCGTTATAAGTGTGATCGAGATTGTATGGGATGTAATCTAATTTCCTAACTGGAAAATTGGTAGTACAATAAGAACCATCCCAAAAGTGTTTGACAATATTTGACTCGGCACTGAACATTGTCGCTGGTAGCCTGTATAAGCATACGTCTTCGCGATATGAATCCTTGGGCATTACGTCGCCCCTACGGGCTAGTGCTTCGTCGATATTGCCTGTCAACCTCACCACTGATTTGCGGTCAAACATGAACGACTTTATCAGATCCTTCCAGGTTACCTTGGTTATTTCAACCTTGTCTCCATCTGCCAACAAGTTTCCACGAGAATCTGTGAAAAGGTGGTATGGAACAAGGACGTACTGTCCGCCGACAAATACGCAATTCGTTGTTCTTCCCGAATTGATAACCATTACCGAACCGGTGGCATTTATGAGCTTCCTCTGCTGCCCTTCTGATATTCCCGCTTCTTCGTACGTTCTGATCTGGCCTTTGTTCGCCTTCGCCGTTCGAGTGACACCTGATTCTGCGCCGCTCGATCTTGATACAAGCTTGAAAGCTGCAAAGAGAGCTAATCCTGAAATCAGTGTCGCTGTTGCGCACGTCAGGAAGGAGTTAAAGATACGTCTCAAATAATGAAAATATCCTCCCTCACCTCTTATCGCGCTGGTCACGATTCCGTATGTGCACAATGACAATTGCCTGATGAAACCGGCAAATGAAACGACTACTGCTAGTGGGGCTCCGGTAAATACTCCAGCCAAACAGCTGCTGTACATCAATTGAAGAGCCTCCGTAGAGTACTGCGTGAAACTGCTTTGTTGCTGAGTGATAACGTTCTCAGCCGCAGCCTTTTCAGTCTTGCCTGGCTTCTTTGCAAAAGCCTTTAGGTTTGAAATCCAATTGACCTTTTTGCCCGATGTTGTGGGCTGTGTTTGAGTTTCCTCGTCCTCGGAATCCTCGCCTGAAGACCATTCTTCAAGTAGTGGAGTGGCTGACTCTGCTTTCTCGACAGTTTCGCTCTTTTTGCCCACGTTCTGCATTAGCATAGTTGTGGGTTTTTTAAGAGGTTCTAAAACGTACTGTTCGTAAGCTGCTAAAAAGTCGCCATTCTGTTTCCACGCTTCCTTGAGTTCCGGCATACTTTCGCGTCCCATGTTAAACACCGGGTCTGCGTCTGTTGTCAGCAAGGCTTCTACCATTCCCGCAGTCGCGGTAAATTCAGCTCTCTTCTTTTTGTATAGGACAGATGTAATGTTCCTAGCCATTTCAAGATCGACTGTTTTTTCCACGAGAGATTGAAACATGGGACACCTTTTGATCTGGAAAATATGTTTTCCCGGGTCTTGTGGGTCATATTTTGCCTTTATCTCGAAGTCCACGTCATACCTGCGCTCCAGGGCTTTGTAGTCCGCCAATTGACCTCCTGCTCGCGAAGGTACTGTGTTGGTACAAAGAACAACCGCGTCTGGCTCACAAAACATACCCTTTATCTCTGGACCAGAAATAGTCGCTACTGTGACGGGGTATGGAGCCGTGGTGCACAAGGCAATGACATTCAAAGCTTCGTCAACTTCTCCGATGTTCTGCATGAAGTCGTCAAAAACTATGATTCTTTTGTTGGACATGCCTGGCTGGTATTCGGCCGCACTGTTCCACGTATGAGAAATATCTTCCATCTTTTGGGCGACGTTTTCTTTCTCATCAGGAACTAATTCTCTCGACAAAAGGACCTTCCACAAGGTCGACTTTCCAAGTCCGGCTCCTCCAGATAGCACGACGCATAAAGGCTCGCGCGTCCTCGTGGTGGGAGGAGGAGGAGTGTTAAAAGAATCCGCTAAGGCTCTTTTATACTGCAGCCAAGCTGCTCCGAACTTGTTCTTCTCTCTCACATAGGCATCGGCTGCAGTCAGCTCGACGTAAAATCGAGCTCGCAAATCGAACAAGTTCTCCTTGTTCGCGTCCGTCACCTTCGCATAGCCGCTACTTAAAGCTAAGTAGGTCATGTACGTCGTTGTGAGCGAGTGGATTGGATTATCCTTGGTGCATATTTGCAACTCTATCCATTCCTTAGCGGTGGCGCAGTGTCCGAACAGAATCTGCATGCCACTGTCGACAAGCTTCGATGCTAATTTCGCTAAATCTCCTAAAGCTCTAATGCCCATTAAAATAGGCATATTCTCTTTAAAGAAGATCCTCAAAAAAGCAACTCCGTTGCCAAAGCTTTTAGGGAATGCTGAAAGTAGGTTGGTTATGGCATCCATAATAGTACCTAATCCACTCTGTTCGTGAGTGATAACGTGCGTTTCGACTTCTTCGCCTATCCCTTTCCATGTTCGCTTGATACCACCTTTGACAGTGACTCCAGCGCGAACTATTCTATCGCTCTTATCCTCAAACTCAAAAACTCGTGTAATCCCAGCATTCTTGATGATATTCTTAAAATCTGCTTTAGATGGATTTTTGAGTTTTGAAAATTTGTGTTTTAGGATGGTGCGTAGAACTCCATGTCCTCCGTCCTGGTAATGTGCCCAGAACGTCTCTTTTCCCAACGCTAGCGTCGCTAAGGCGTGCTCTCTGTTCTGCTTTTCATATTCCTTCAAATGAATTATTGCTTCAGCTAAGTATAGTAAAAATAAGGCTGGCGATTTTCTGTTGTCCCACAATCTAAATAAAAAGACGGGATTCAAAACATAGCAATAATCATACAAAAGTCCTACGAAATATCGAAGCGTAGAGCACACTTCCTTTATTAGCGTCTGCAATGCGCCCTTCACGATGTTTGCACCAATCCGCGTTTCCAACTCCTGGATCTTGTCCAAAGCTTTATTCCTCATTTCCGTATATTTCTCCTTGATGGCATGACCAGCAGCAACAAAAGGATGTGCGGCACTGGATAGTGCTGATCCTTGTGGTGTAGTTTCAACTAGGTCTTTCCACAATAAGTCTGTAAGCGGAACGAATTTGCTTTCCCTTTCAGGTACTGGTTTAGATAGTACACTCTGATGGGTCTTAGCATTCTTGGGCTTTGATTTGGGAATTGGGGTCGCTATCGGCTTGGTTTTGGGTAGCCGTGTGACTGATGCTGCGAATGACGTCGCAGCTGGTGTCGAGATGTCCTCGAGAAACCTAACGCGTGACTCTTTTTGCTCCTTCGTTGGTTTGGGAAGGAGAATTGAATCAAATGAGGGTTGGACGATAGTATTGCCCAACGTCATTCTCACTTGAGTCCTCTGGGTATTGTGCTTGTCATAGCACATACGCAGACTTCGATCTTCGAACTCATAGATATACTGAGCTCTCATGCATCGGCGACACGAATAAAACGAACAATGACATTCGCGATTCGTGTATTTGGTGGTCATAGAGGTACCACATGAGCCGCATTGAACAGCTTCTGCGCTGTTGTTAACATCACACTTATCGTGATCACAGTTAATAACATAGCATTGGCCGTTCTTTTGGATTCTGTTGTTGGCTAATCCGTGCGGGCATTTATGGTACTTCGCGTAATGATGTACGCGTTGATTGAGATTCAAGTCCAATAATGGAGCTGTAAGAGGCGCTCTCCGTCCTTGCAAGCGTTCGTTGTAATACTTGCGGGCGGCTATAGCTGATAATTTCTTCTCTTTAGCTCTGTGTGCTCGGGCCGCGCGTAATGACATACACGCAGCATCTCGTACGTTGGCTTCCTTTACCAACTCGGCGGTGATCTTATTCTTCGCCTCCTCCACTTTGCCAAACTTCTGTTGACGATTTTGTGTCAACACCTTGGACGCTGAATAATCTTCAGCAGTCCATTTGACTGGGGCGCGTTTGGCCAGGCGCCAGTCCTTCTCACCAACTCTCGAGGATGAATCCTCCGTTTTGCAGCTTAAAGTCTCTGCTTGACAATTTCTCATGGACATGAGTTAAGAGTGGACGAAACTTGCTGGCATTTGTGACATTCAAATAATGAATATAGTGTCATTGCGCACAATCTTCCGACCGCCTCACTTGGCATAATTATATTCAGAAATAAATCTAAGTACAACTATGCAGTGGCCGAGATACACAAACAAGTTCAAATGAACGTCATGTAACTCAATGAATTCTATAGAATCGATGCTTTGATATCATTATAGTTAGGCATCGTCCTCGGTGACGAACCGATTCCTCCTGTAAACAAAGTAGAGCATTACTTTGCTTCAAAAGTATAATTTTATATTTACGTCAGAATATAAAATGTGGTTACAAGCCACAGCGTCTTACCGCTCATGTGATTGATTATGGTGACTAGCCATAGGTGCATCTAAATGTGCACCATGTCGTTCTAACTAACAGTTAGTGTTGTTTACATTGGTTGAGTAAAAGTGAAAGTCGCGGAGACACTTCAAATTCACTAATGTTAATAAAATATACGTGGGGGTAAACCCA